CGTAAGTACGTCAAGGTCATTCATCTAGATAAAGGTCTAGTGCCGTTCAAACTATATCCTTATCAGGAGAAAATGTTTGAGCACTTCAATAGCAACCGATTCAATATCGTATTGGCATGCCGTCAGTCAGGCAAGTCGATTAGTTCGGTCGGGTATCTATTGTGGTATGCACTTTTCCATCCAGAGAAAACCATCGCAATCCTCGCAAACAAAGGTGCGGTTGCTCGTGAGATGTTGGCACGTGTCACACTCATGCTGGAGAACCTACCGTTCTTCCTACAGCCAGGATGTAAAGCACTGAACAAGGGGTCACTAGAATTCTCTAACAACTCTCGCATCATTGCGGCTGCGACATCCGGATCATCTATTCGTGGTATGTCAGTTAACTTACTATTCCTAGATGAGTTTGCGTTCGTAGAGAATGCCGCAGAGTTCTATACGTCAACCTATCCGGTAATCTCATCGGGTAAGGACACTAAGGTAATCATCACATCTACTGCAAACGGTATCGGTAATACCTACCACAAGATTTGGGAGGGTGCGGTTCAAGGAGTGAATCAGTACAAACCATTCCGTGTAGATTGGTGGGATGTTCCAGGCCGTGATGAGAAGTGGAAGGCACAGACAATTGCCAACACATCGGGACTGCAGTTTGATCAAGAATTTGGGAATACGTTCTTTGGCACAGGAAACACATTAATCGAAGGTCAGATATTATTGGACCTTCGATCACGTGAACCCATCCATCGATACGAGGGTGGGGATTTACTCATCTATGAAGAACCAGTAGAAGAACACCAGTACATCATGACGGTGGATGTTAGTCAGGGTAGAGGACAGGATTACTCGACATTTACGGTAATCGATGTATCACAAAGACCATTCAAACAAGTCGCTGTATATCGAAACAATACTATTTCTCCAATACTCTACCCCACTATTATTTATAAGTATGGAATGCTTTACAATGAGGCATACGTTGTGATCGAAAATAATGATGCTGGCATGGTCGTTTGCGTGGGTCTGTATCAAGATATGGAGTATGAAAATATACACTTAGAGTCCGCAATAAAATCTAATGCCATTGGAATTCGTATGGATCGAAAGGTCAAACGTATCGGATGTTCTGCGATTAAAGACATCATCGAAAACAACAAATTAAACATCGTCGATGAGAACACCATCTTGGAGATCTCCACGTTCGTATCTAAGGGACAGTCATTCGAAGCAAGTGACGGAAACCATGACGACTTAATGATGAACCTCGTGATGTTTGGATACTTTGTCGGGACGCAGTCCTTTGGTGATATGACCGATGTCAATATTAAGCAGATGTTATTCGATCAACGGATGAGAGAAATTGAAGACGACATCCCACCGTTTGGAGTTATTGATGATGGTAGTGAATTTATTACTCAAGTAGAACACCGAGAAACAGATCCACGAGAGCAATGGGGGGTGCCATATGAACCCGAATTATGGTGATATAACGGCAAAATCTAACAAGTTATAAATAGTTGAATGTGATTAATTACCGTATTATGTTAACTTATTATACCTTATTAACAGAAGGACACTATCATGGCTCTTTTAAGATCAGAGTCTCCTAACGTAACAGTCAAAGAAATTGACCTATCAGGTTCTATCCCTGGTGTCACTTCTACGACAGCAGCGTTCGTTGGAGATTTCGCATGGGGCCCAACTACTCCAGTTCTAGTCGGCACAGAGGAAGAACTGGTCAGTAAATTCGGGTCACCAAGGGACGGTGGGGATGCCAAGGATTTCTTAGCAATCACTCAATTCCTAAAGTATTCAGGTTCCGCATTCGTCACACGTGCAGCAGGTACAGGTGCAGAGGCAGCGACTGGGGGAATTTTTACAGCAAAGCACGTAGGTACCTACGGCAATCTAATTTCAGTTCACGTATGTGATTCTGCTCATTGGGCAGATACCACATCGGCAACCGTTACAGTAACCACCAATGTTCAAGCAACAGATGCAGAAGGAGATCTTTTATTTGAACAGATGCAACAGCCAGTTGTAGATGAAGACGGCAATGGTGTAGTAGACGCAGACGGGAATCCAGTAATGGAAACTGTTGACGATCCTACTAAACCTATCTATGAAACTGAAACAGTAGATGCTTCAACAGATGGATGGCAGTTTGCTAGTCTATTCACTTCAGCACCAGATTCTGACGAACGTCACATTGTCGTAACTGTCGACGGAGACGTTGTTGAAACATATGCATATGTCAAACTAACTTCGTCTTTCGATGGTGTTACAGGTGAGTCTCAGACTATCACTGAAGCAATGCGTGGTTCATCTTGGGTATCAGTTACTGAATCACCATCAACTATTGCCACTGGTGAAAATGCATTATCAGGTGGTGAAAACGGTACTGCAGTTAAAGCATCTGTTGCACTAAACTCTGCATACGGTGACAAGGATTTAATCCAAGTTGATTTCCTAGTAGCACACAACGTAAGCAAAGAAGATCTATCAGATGTTGTTGCTATTGCAGAACGTCGTATGGACTGTGTTGTTGTTGCGTCTCCAGACGTGGCACCTACATCTGCAAGTGATGTTACCGGATGGGCAAGTGCTCAACCATCATCATCTTACCTAATCATGGACGGAAACCACGTTCAGGTTTACAACAAGTACAGTGACCAATATGAAATGATCCCTGCATGTTCTACAACTGCTGGCATCATGGCCGCATCTGACGATGCGTCGGCACCTTGGTTCTCACCAGCAGGCACACGTCGTGGTCAATACTTCGGTGTATCAGCACTGTCGTTTAACCCAACAATGTCTGATCGTGACTTAATGTACAAAGCACGTGTCAACCCAATCGTGTCTATGCCAGGCCAAGGAACCGTACTATTCGGTGACAAGACTGCACTATCACGTCCATCTGCGTTTGACCGAATCAACGTCCGTCGTATGTTCTTAGTTATCGAACGTGCGATCGGTGAAGCGGCAAAGAGTGTGTTGTTTGAATTAAACGACGACTTTACTCGTGCAGAATTCACAAACATCGTAGAACCTTTCTTACGTGAAATCCAAGGTCGTCGTGGTATCACTGACTTCCGTGTTGTATGTGACGAAACAAACAACACAGCAGAAGTTGTTGACCGCAACCAATTCATTGCATCTTGCTTTATCAAACCAGCACGATCTATCAACTACGTAACTCTAAACTTCGTAGCGGTTCGATCTGGTGTTGAGTTTGAAGAAGTCGTCGGACAGGTATAAGGAGAATTATCATGTCATTAAGAGTAGACGATTTTAAAGCAAAACTAAAGGGTGGTGGTGCACGTGGCAATCTATTCCGTGTCATCATGAACTTCCCTCTATACGCAGGTGGTGATTCAGAACTAACATCATTCATGTGCAAAGCATCTCAATTGCCAGCATCAACAGTGGCTTCTGTCGACGTACCATTCCGTGGTCGTGTTCTAAAAATTGCGGGTGACCGTACATTCGAAGACTGGACAGTAACTGCAATTAACGATACTGGTTTCGAGGTACGTAATGCAATGGAACGTTGGATGAACGGCATCAATGCACACAGTGCGAATACTGGTCTTACTAACCCTGTTCTTTATCAAGCAGATATGGTCGTAGAGCAATTGGACAAAGATGGAAGCATATTGAAGAGATATGATTTCCGTGGTGCGTTCCCTACGTCTATTGGTGCAATCGAACTATCTTACGACGGCAATGATGCTATCGAAGAATTCGAAATGACTTTTGCTATCCAATACTGGGAGTCAAATACAACTAGTTAATAGTGGTATAAGTAATTGACGGGGGAGAGTAATCTCCCCCATACTTTATTATTAGAGGAATGTATGGCAGACAACAACAACATTTTTCAAGCATTCGGATTCGAACTCAAAAGAGTTGGAAGTGGGAATGAAGAGGATAAGAAGACACCATCGATCGTACCTAAGATCGATGAAGATGGTGCTGGGTATGTTACCGCCTCTGGATCGTACTTTGGGCAATACGTTGACCTAGAAGGTACTGCGGCAAAAGACAATGTCGATCTAATTAAAAAATACCGAACCTTGGCAGAGCATCCAGAGTGTGATGCGGCAATTGAGGATATAATCAACGAGGCAATCGTCTCTTCTGAAATGGAGAGCACGGTAACTCTGAACACAGAGAAAGTTGAAGCATCCGATAAAATCAAGAAGACACTCTCAGAAGAATTTAATAGTGTCGTTTCTATGCTCAATTTCGAAGAGCATGGTCACGACATGTTTAAGTCTTGGTATGTCGACGGTCGACTTTATCACCATCTTGTGGTAAACGAATCCAACCTGAAGTCAGGTATTCAGGAAGTTAGACCAATTGACGCAACTAAGATCCGTAAAGTAAAGGAAGTCAAGTATAGGAAAGACCCCAAGACAGGTGCTAAACTTGTTGATAAGGTAAATGAGTTCTACCTGTACCAAGAAAAACAAGGTAATGCAGCTGGTGTTAAACTGAGTGCAGACTCAGTATCCTACGTTACTTCTGGAATACTCGACGCATCGAAGAAGAGGGTACTATCCTATCTACAGAAGGCAATGAAACCTGTCAACCAATTGCGTATGATGGAAGATTCATTGGTCATCTATCGTATGTCTCGTGCACCTGAACGTCGTATTTTTTACATCGACGTAGGTAACTTACCAAAAGGTAAAGCAGAACAGCACATTAAAGACATCATGTCTCGATACCGTAACAAAATTGTTTACGACGCATCGTCCGGAGAGATCAAGGATGATCGCAAGCATATGTCTATGCTTGAGGACTTCTGGTTACCACGTCGTGAGGGTGGTCGAGGAACAGAGATCAGCACACTGCCAGGCGGTGAGAATCTTGGTCAGATCGACGACATCCTTTATTTTCAAAAGAAGTTATATCGTTCATTGAACGTACCTCTTAACCGTTTGGAGCAAGAAGCACAATTCTCATTGGGTCGTACGCAAGAGATCAACCGTGACGAAGTAAAGTTCCAGAAGTTTATTGATCGGTTACGTAAGAAGTTCTCCCATCTATTCTTAGGCATCTTGAAAAAACAGTGCCTACTGAAAGGTATATGTACTGAACAAGATTGGGAAACGTGGAAGAATGAACTGCAAGTAGATTACTCACGTGACAATCACTTTGTAGAAATGAAAGATGCAGAGATATTACGTGAACGTTTAGCATCGATGGACCAAATTTCTAGTTATGTGGGAGAGTATTTTTCACGAAAGTGGGTGATGAAAAACGTATTGATGTTCAATGATAAAGACATTGAAGAGATGGTGAAGGAACTTAACACCGAGACAGAAGCGTCTGGTGGTGAAACTGAAGATGAATAAAGGATAAATTTATGAGTGAAGTAGAAAACGTAGACCTAGAAAACGATTTTGAAATAGAGACTGAAGTAAATCCAGTAATGGACCTAATCAGTGCTCTACAGGGTCAAGACTACAATGTAGCAAATGATGTGTTTAACAATGTTCTTAGTGACAAGGTCGCACAATCATTAGATGCGTATAAGGTCGATATCGCAGATCAGATTTTTAACGGTGTTGAAGTTGATGAAGTAGATGAAGAACCTACTGCAGAATTAGACGACGATGTCGAATTCGACGATGAGGTTGAACTTTCGGACGACGAATTCGATGAAAATGACAGTTAAAAACTTTTTGTGTATAAATACCCTATAAAGAGGTCTAGGTGTGAAATCTTTTAAAGAAATTAGAGAGTCAAAGGATAAAGTCGTTTTCAAAAAGAAAATGTCTGGATATCCTGTTGTCATTACAAAAACTGCAAAGGGTTTCCACCTATCAATCGACGGAGATTCTGTCGATACGTTTAAGTCACAGAAAGAAGCAGAATCGACTGCAAAGCAAGTCTTAAAAGACTTAGGAAAATAAAATGAAACTGATCAGTGAATACGTAGAAAACGACATTGAATGCATCGTTGAAGCCAAAGAGAATGGCGAGAAGAACTATGTCATTGAAGGTGTATTCGCTCAGGCAGACAAAAAGAATCGTAACGGACGTATCTACCCAAAACCAATTATGGAAAGGGCAGTAAATACGTATGTTGAAAATCAAGTTAGCAAGAAAAGGGCAGTGGGTGAACTGAATCATCCAGAAGGACCGACTGTTAACTTGGATAAAGTTTCTCACCTCATCACAGACCTAAAACTAGAAGGTAATGATGTGGTTGGAAAGGCACAGATATTGGACACCCCAATGGGTCAGATTGTGAAAGGTCTCTTAGAGGGTGGTGTTCAACTAGGTGTGTCAACTCGTGGAATGGGAAGTCTTGAGAAAAGAAATGGCGTCATGTACGTCAAAGAAGATTTTATTCTTAATACGGTAGATATCGTACAAGATCCTTCAGCACCAGAAGCATTTGTTAATGGGATTATGGAAGGTGTCGATTGGGTCTGGAATAATGGAATACTTCAACCTCAAGTCATTGAAGATATAGAGACTGAAATTAAGCAAGCACCTATCGCACATCAACCTGAAGTGCAGATTCGTGAATTCAAGAATTTCCTCTCGTTAATCAAATCTAAACTATAAGGAGTCACTATGACTGATTTAAATCAAGTAGAAAGTGAAATCCGCGATCTAGATGTTGAAACAAACGAAATCGTGGAGGAAACTCTCGAAGAAGCACAAGCTCCTGCAGCAAAAGGAAAGCCAGACGTAAATGCAACTGACGAACCAGAATCAATTGCATCTGTCGATAAGGCATCAAAGAGCACGTCAAAGACAGCACCACCAAAGCCTAAGACTAAGGCCGCAATGGTTAATGCTATGTACCTGAAAGCATCTAAGATGAAGAAGGAAGAATTAGCAGCGGTATACGGTAAAATGTTTGACCTAGAAGAATCTTTTGAATTAGAAGAGGGTGAAGAACTAGACACGTCTGCAGAACTATCCGCAATCGTTGAAGGTGAAGCAACATTATCAGAAGAATTTAAGCAGAAGACTTCGGTTATTTTCGAAGCCGCTGTAAAGTCTAAGGTATCGGCAGAAGTATCACGTCTTGAAGAGCAATACACTGAAGAGCTTGCTGAAGAAGTCGAAACGATTAAAACTGACCTAGTCGGTAAAGTCGATTCTTACCTAAACTATGTTGTTGAATCTTGGATGGAAGAAAATCGTCTAGCAATCGAAAACGGTCTACGTACCGAGATTGCAGAGAATTTCATGACAGGTATGAAGAATCTATTCGTAGAGTCTTACATCGAAGTCCCAGAAACCAAGGTAGACCTAGTTGATGATCTTGCAACACAAGTAGATGAGTTAGAAGAACGTCTAAACTCAACTACAGGTGATGCGATCTCCCTTGCTGAAGAACTAGAAACCTATAAGCGCAATGCTATCATTGCCGAGGCATCTCGTGATCTAGCAGACACCCAAGCAGAGAAATTAAGTTCACTACTTGAGAATGTTGATTTTGAAGACGAAGACACTTTCGTAACTAAAGTTAACACTGTCAAAGAGTCTTACTTCTCTAAAGAAATCCCAGAGCAAATTGAAGAATCGGTTTCTGAAGAAGCTGATGACGAAGTAGAAGTATCTTCCATTATGGAGAACTACATCACTGCTCTACGTAAATCCTCTAAGTAATAAGGAATTAAAGCAATGAACAATAACCAATCATTCGATCAGTTGATCGAAAAGTGGTCTCCAGTACTTAATGAAGAGTCTGCGGGATCAATTACAGATCACCACCGTAAAGCAGTTACTGCGGCAGTCCTAGAAAACCAAGAACGTGCGATCCAAGAAGAACGTGGTGCACAGGCAGGTTTCCTAACAGAAGCACCAACTAACTCAACTGGTGGAAACGTATCAAACTGGGATCCAATCCTAATTTCACTAGTACGTCGTGCAATGCCAAACCTAATGGCATATGACCTATGTGGTGTCCAGCCAATGTCTGGTCCAACTGGTCTAATCTTTGCAATGCGTTCTAAGTACGGTAATCAAGGTGACGAAGCACTGGGTCTAAACGAACCAGATTCAGCATTCTCAGGTCAGGCATCTTCATCACAAGATGGTCATTCAGATGGTCTTTCTGCATTCGATGCGCAATCTCCTTCTGATCCTGTAACTCGAGTAGTAGACACTATGGGTCGTCCGATGAGCACATCAGCTGCTGAAGGTTTGGACGCAACTGTTGCTACACCTCAACCATTCAACCAGATGTCATTCTCGATCGAAAAGACTTCGGTTGAAGCAAAGTCACGTGCACTACGTGCTGAGTACTCACTAGAACTAGCACAAGACCTAAAAGCAATCCACGGTCTTGACGCAGAGACAGAACTGGCAAACATTCTGTCTACAGAGATTCTAGCAGAGATCAACCGTGAAATCGTTCGTACTATTAACTCACAGGCAATCCTAGGTGCACAGCAGGATTCAGTTGCTCTTAAGGGTGCGTTTGACCTAACAGCTGACGCAGATGGTCGTTGGTCGGCAGAGAAGTTCAAGGGTCTAGCAGTACAGATCGAACGTGAAGCAAACAGAATTGCGAAAGAAACACGTCGTGGTAAGGGTAACATCGTAATCTGTTCTTCAGACGTTGCGACTGCTCTAGCTGCTTCTGGTCAACTTGACTACACTGCAGGTGCTGGCATGAACATCGACGACACTGGTAACACATTTGCTGGTACTCTAAACGGTCGTCTACGTGTATTCATCGATCCATACGCAGAGAAGGACTTCATCACTGTTGGTTATAAGGGTACTAACCCATATGACGCAGGTATGTTCTACTGCCCATACGTACCACTACAGATGGTCAAAGCAGTGGGTGAGAATGACTTCCAACCACGTATCGGGTTCAAGACTCGTTACGGCATGGCAGTTAACCCATTCGTATTCGGTGATAACTCATCTGGTCTACACAACATGGCAGCGACTGCTGGTAAGAACTCTTACTACCGCATCTTCCGTGTTGACAACCTAATGGTAACAAACTAATAAAAAGAACTAGTTTACTAGTCATTTTAGGGGAGTCTTCGGACTCCCTTTTTTTATGCTTATGATTTGTATAAATAAGGTGAAAGGAGTATATTATGAGTTTAACAGAGAACAAGAACTTTTTACAGCCGACGGGTTTTCGAGTTATCGTCGAACGTGAAGAGTATGGGAACCTAGAGTTTTTTGCGCAAGCAGTAACTCATCCTGGGTCCACAGTGAATGCAGTCGAGGTTCCAGTGCCACGAGTGGCCGGTTTACCTATGCCAGGCGACACTATTAATTATGGTGAATTGACAATGCAGTTGATTCTTGATGAAGACCTTGAAGCATACCAAGAACTACAAAGATGGTTAGAAGACTGTGTCTACAAGACTCTTGACGGAATACATAAAGATATCACCGTGATCGTACTGACAAGTCACAATAATCTATGTGCGACTCTTAAATACAAGAATTGCATACCAACCGGAGTTGGTTCACTAGAACTATCTTCTATCACAGGTGACGTTCAATATTTAACATTTGATGCATCATTTAGGTTCTCTGAA